GAAGGTAAATGGGATGAAATAACCTTAATGTCTAGAGGTTTAATAACTGATAATGATGGTAATATTATTGTTAAACCTATGGATAAATTCTTTAATTATGAGGAAGTTAATTCTAATGGATATAATATACCTCTAACTGATGAATATGTTTACATACAAGACAAATTAGATGGTTCAATGTTAATATTATTTTATTATGAACCAACTAATGAATGGGTAACAGCAACTAGAGGTTCTTTCATTTCTGAACAAGCTATTGAAGGTATGAATATCTTAAATAGTAAATATAAGTTAGATACATTTGAAAAATCTGTTGCTTATATTGGTGAGGTTATTTATCCACAAAATAGAATTGTAGTTGATTATAAAGATTTAAGTACTATTGTGTTCATTACTGCTGTCCCAAATAAGTTATATACTTGGGATAATAATGATGAATTACATTTTACTAGAGCAAGAGACTACTTTAGATATTCTGGTATTAATAATAAAGATATTGTAAAAACCAAACAACACTTTAATTTCAGTGAAGAACTATTTAAAGAACTTAAAGAATTAAATACCAAAAATAAAGAAGGATTTGTACTTAGGTTTCACCCATCAAATTTTAGATGTAAAATTAAGTTTGAAGAATATATTAGATTGCATAAAATAATGACAAATATATCAACAACATCAGTATGGGAAGTTTTATCAAAAGGCGATAATATAGAAAATATTATAAAAGATGTCCCTGATGAATTTTATAATAAAATTAAAAGTTATGTTAAAGAATTAAATTATTTTTATTATGTTATTTCTGAAGAAGCTGGCAAATTATTCGATTATAATATGTACGGAAAATATAATGATGAAGAACCAATAACCGATAAAAAAGAATTTGCTTTATGGGTACAAAAACAAAAGAAACATTTACAACCAATATTATATAAAATGTTCGATAAAAAAGATTATTCTAGTTATATTTGGAAATTAATTAAACCTACATTTAAAAAATTATGAAAAAAGTTATACTCAGCCGAGGGCTACCAGCATCTGGTAAAACTACATGGGCTAAAGAAATGTTAGCTAAAAACCCTAATTCATATAAAAGGATTAATAATGATGATTTAAGAAAAATGTTTGATAATAGCATTCATTCTAAAGATATGGAAAAGTTTATTAAAAAAGCCGTAGATAGTTTAGTATTATTAGCTTTAGAAGAAGGTAAACATGTAATATTAGATAATACTCATTTATCTGATAAATCTGTTAATAGAATTAAAGAATTGGTTAAAGGTAAAGCTGAAGTGATTATTGAAGATAAGTTCTTAAAAGTACCTTTAGAAACATGTATCAAAAACGATTTAAAAAGATTAGATTCTGTAGGTAAAGATGTTATAGTTAGAATGTACGAACAACATATTAAGAAAACTAATGTTATTGAACAAGATAATAAATTACCCAAAGCTATTATAGTTGATATTGACGGTACATTAGCACATATGAAGAATCGTTCACCATTCGATTGGAATAAAGTTGATAAAGATGAATGTGATGAAACAATTAAAGGGATTGTTAATATATATGATAACTACGGGATTGTTATTGTTATGTCTGGTCGAGATAGTGTTTGTAGAGATTTAACAATTAAATGGTTAAATGATAATAATATTGTGTGGGATAAACTATTTATGCGTAAAGAAGGTGACATGAGAAAAGACTCTATAGTTAAAAAAGAATTATTTGATAACCATATAAGGGATAAATATTATATTGAATATGTACTAGATGACAGAAATAGTGTGTGTGATATGTGGCGAGACATGGGGCTAAAATGTTTGCAAGTCGCACCTGGTAATTTTTAATAACAAAATCCCCTTTAATCAAGGGGATTCATTTTAACCAGCGGTTTGTTCATTATCTGTAACATCAAATAAGAATTCAATATATTCCAAACTACCAAAAGGTTTTATATAAATTTTACCACTTAAAGTATAAGAATCCATAGTTTTGGTTAATTCATCCAATTCTATTGTATAACTATCAATAGCACCTTTATTTTTCAAATCCTTTAATAAATCATCCAAGTCTATTTGTACCTTACTTTTTGTTTTATTATCGTTTGAGTCAAATAAATCTTTTTTTAATTTATTTATTACTAGAGTTCTTAGATATAATAATAATCTTCTAATACTAATTCTACTCCTAGATTTTGACATATACAATTCTTCAGTACCTAATGATTGAGGCATTATATTTCTTTCAGTATATATATTTTGAAGAGTTTTATTTCCCCATAAATAAACACCTTTATCATTACCAGTAGGTATTGTATATATTGGGTTTATTCTATTAGCATATAATAGATTCATTTCTTCTTTTGTTAAGAAATTAGTTAATACATTGTTTGTGTTATAAATTATACCATTATTAACAACAGTAATTTTATCACCTCTATCTATATCTCTAACTTCAATAGTTTCATTAGATAATCCCAAATCACCATATTGTGTTCCAGAAACAACTCTGAATAAATAACCAGCTTCAGCCATTAATCTAACAACTTCACCAGTTGGCGGCATAAATATATTTGTATCATAAACACCACGTATCCATGGCCAATACACAGCAGCATACGTTGTATCAAATTCGTTATTTATCGTGTCTATGACATCATCTACCAATAATCTATCATTACCATTATCTGTATCAGGAAGTGTCGGCAAATACAAGAAATCAGGTCTTTTATCTTCAATTAAATCTATGGTGTATTCAACTAGGTTTGTGTTTTTAAATAAATCTATACCTGGTGTGGCAAACAAATTAATCGGCGTTTCATCAGGATTTCTATAAGTAGCAATACCATCCAAAAAAGCATAATAATCTGACGTTATAGCGTACTTTGAATTGTTTGAAGAGTATTTATTAAAATTACCATAATTATATCCCAAATCACCTAAATTCTTACCATATTGATAAACATCACCAAAAGTTCTTTCATCTCTATATATATCCCAACCATCATAACCACCATATAATACAAATGTGAATTTTCTATCTTTTTTATTATAATAATTATTTGTAGATGTCAAGGTTATTACGTCTTCACTATCAAAAGCTTCAACACCAGTATCAAACTTAATTACAGGTACATAATATTCGTTATTACCTTTATAAAACTTAAAATTATCAACTGTTGCTGAATTTGCATTAACATCAAGATGAAACCCATTTGTTAATCCAGTCCAATACACTTCATCATATTGATAAGTTGCACCAATATGTTTAAACATATCCAAATCCAACGTTTCGATTTTATCACCATATAAAACATCTGAATATTTACAGAAACCCAATGATACTTTATCTTTATCATCATCAGTTAAAACATTCTTATTATTTGTTTTATACTGTGTTTTATATTTAATAAATGGATTCTTAGCAACACCACTAACTGTGTCAGTATAATCTTTAATTGGATAACCTAAAAAACCAGCTGGTACTGAATTATTAAAATCATAATCATCACTTAATTCTATGGTAATAAAACTAGATTGTTGAGGATAATCCCCATTAAGAGTTCCAATCATCTTTCCTATAAAGTTAGCTGATGAAGGATTCATCGAACAACCAACATGATTTTCAATAAACTGAAATGAATCATCCGAGTTATTTATATCTCTAACTACTAAATCAAACGTAAATTCTTTTAAATCTATATTTGTTATTGTTATTTTAATTTGATTATTTCCAGACTCACCATCAGTTAATGATAAACATCTAAACAACCTAAATATATTGCTACCAAATATTTGTGATACAATCCATGGACTTTCAGGTTTCTTATATCTCTGTTTATAATTGCTAAATTTATCTCCATACTCAACCAAAGAATATTTAATATTTTTAACCTTACCCTCTTTAATTAAACTATTTAAAGTATTGGGATAAAATTCACTAACAAATATAGGGGTTTTATTTTCTCCTTTAGGATTATTACCAAAAACATTAACAATATCCATAATATCAAACGCAGAACTATTATAATCTGTAATATTAGATAAAACACCATTCGTTTTACCAGTTATACTTATATCATCATCTATCGTATTTAATGGTGATATAAGATTACTATTAAACCCAATAGTAGATGTACCACCAGATATTTCAAAATTTAAAATCTCATCAGCATAAGCACCCTTACTTCTTAAAATAGCAACAACCGTATCCTCAACATCATCATATATCTTAGCACTAATAGTACTAACATAACCACTAAATACACCAGTAGTACCAGTACTAATATCATACTCCCTATCCACCATAGTAACAGTTGATAAAGTAACACCAGTTTTAATAATTAAATCTTCAGAAGTTAATACATTAATACTTTTTATTGTACTATTTAAATTATTTAATAATATTGTACCCAAAATTCTTACAAAATTCTTTGTCTCAATACTACCATCAAAAGAACCGTTAGAAATCAAAGATTGTACATCCGAATTATCAGATGAAAACGACTGTAATTTATTATCTGAATCATAAACCAAAGTAAATAATGATGGCTCATTAACCGTACTTCCAGTTGTTAATGTACTTTCATCCACATTAGCCTTTAATGTAATAGCCCATGCCTTACCAGCATTATATCCACTTAAACCTAATACCCTTGTTACAAACAATTGATTAGATGACTCCAAATATCTTCTAGCAATATAAGATAATTCATATCTTAAATTATTATTTTCATATAATTCATTATTGTTATTATCACCAAATACAGATAAAAAAACATCTGTAGCTGTAAAATCATTACCTTTACTATCCGTATAATTGGTTATAAATATCGGTTGAAATGCTGGACCTTTAACCGTTTCACCAACCAACCCTAATAAAGATATGTCTAAATTATATAACGGTTTATTAAATTCATTTATTTTTGCAAATTTATCTGAATAATAAAAACCACCACTCACATATAACTCACCCCTATTAAAATATCTATCCATATGATTACGTTTATATATAAATATTAAACATAGTATATTTATTTATTATTTAATGAAAAATTGCTATATTTGCAAAATGAATAGATTCATAGAAAAAGCAAATAAAATACATAATAATAAATACGATTATTCTTTGGTTGAATATATTAATAACAAAACCAAAGTGAAAATCATATGTCCAATTCATGGTGAATTTGAACAAACACCTGATAAACACACAAACGCAAAACAAGGTTGTCCAAAATGTTCAAAAAGTTATAAGGTAAGTTTAACTGAATTTATAACAAAATCAAATGAAATTCATAATAATAAATATGATTATTCATTGGTTAAGTTTAATAAATTAACAGATAAAATTGAAATCATATGTCCAGAACATGGTTTATTCACACAAGCAGCATACGCACATAAAGATGGTTCAGGATGTCCAAAATGTGTTGGTAAAGATAAAGATTTAAATGAAATAATAGATGAATTAAGTAAAGTTCATGATAACAAATACGATTATTCATTGGTTAATTATGTTAATGAAAGAACCAAGATTAAAATAATATGTTCAGAACATGGTATTTTTGAACAAACATACAACACACATAAAAAAGGACATGGTTGCCCAAAATGTGTCGGAAGACATAGAACCGAAGAAGAGTTATTATTAAAATTTAATGAAATTCATAATAATAAATATACTTACAATCCCATAAATAATACAAAAATAAATGAATATGTTGAAATAATATGCCCACTACATGGGTTATTTAATCAACAAATAAATTCACATTTAAGTGGTTCAGGTTGTCCAAAATGTAAAGGTTTATCAATATCAGAAAAAAAGTTAAAAACTATTGATGATTTTATAAGTGAAGCGAATTTAATACATAATAATAAATACGATTATTCAAAATCTGAATATATTTTAGCTAAAGAATATATGATAATCACATGTCCAGAACATGGTGATTTTAAACAAACACCTGACTCTCATCTACAAGGTAATGGTTGTCCAAAATGTGGTTTAAAATACGATAAATCTGAAGGTGAATTAAAAGATTATATTAAAAGTTTAAATATTGATTTAATAGAAAATTCAAAAACTATTATATCACCTCTTGAACTCGATATATATGTTGAATCTAGAAAGATAGCCTTTGAATTTGATGGTCTATATTGGCATTCTGAATTACATAAACCATCAAACTACCATTTAAATAAAACTGAATTATGTGAAGCAAAAGGAATTAAATTAATTCACGTATTTGAAGATGAATGGATGTTTAAAAAAGATATTGTTAAAAGCAGAATTAAGAATTTATTTGGTTTAAATGAAATTAAGATATACGCTAGGAAATGTGAAATAAAACTAGTTAATAAAGATATTAAAAAAACATTTTTAGATAATAACCATATACAAGGTACTGTAGCATCTACCATTAATATAGGTTTATATTATAATAATGAATTGGTTTCATTAATGACATTTGGAAAAGGAAGAATAGCTATGGGTGGTAGTTCAGATGAATGGGAGCTCGTTAGATTCTGTAATAAACTAAATACAAATGTAATTGGTGGTGCTAGCAAACTATTAAAATATTTTATTAAAACATATAAACCAAATGTGATAATAAGTTACGCTGACAGAAGATGGAGCCAAGGTGGTTTATATGATAAATTAGGATTTGAAAAGACAAATGTAACACAACCAAATTATTGGTATATCGTAAACTTAAAAAGAAAACATAGGTTTGGTTTTAGAAAATCTATACTAGTTAAAGAAGGTTACGATAAAGATAAAACCGAACACCAAATAATGTTAGATAGAAAAATACATAGAATATACGATTGCGGAAACATAACTTATAAACTAAAAAACCCAGACTATTAATCTGGGTTTTTATTTTATCGGTTAATTTTAATATTAAACATTATCAAAACTAGCACCAGTATTCATAACATTAAATTCTAAGATGATAAACTCTAGAGCTCTAGTCGGTTTTAGGTAAATCTTACCTACTAATTCACCTCTATCGATTGATTCTGGAGTATCTTCCAGAACAACTTTAAAGTCTGTTAAACCTCTATCAGTTCTAATATTATCTAATATTGGGTTAACTAGAGTTAAGAATTGACTTCTAACAGCAGCATCATTTTGTTCGAATAGTAATCTGATTGAAACAGCAGAGATAAGTTTTCTAGCTTGTAATAACAAACGTCTAACGTTAATTCTATTAAGTGCTGTATCAGCAACTTGTAAGTTTTTATTACCCCAAATTTTAACACCATCAGTAGCGAAAGTTGTTACTGGGTTAATTCTTCCTTCATAAAGAATATCTCTATCTTCTTGAGTTAATTTTGTTCTTGCTTTAATACAATCAACATTACCTCTTTCAATACCAGCCACTGCGAACCATGGGAATTTAATTTTATCAGTATAAGCGATATTTCTAACAACATCTCTTGTAGGTGGAACCCACATATAAACATTATTATAAGTATCATTAATTTGAATCCAAGGCCAGTATGTAGCAGTATAGTTGCTATCGTAACCTAAACCATCCAAAGTATCAACAACATCTTCAGCCATTAAAACATCGTTAGATGCGTCAACATCTGGAATTGTTGCAATATATAATGAATCAGCTCTTTCTTGCTCAATCATTTCGATAGTTTCTTCATGTATTGTGGTGTGGTCAAACATATTTATACCTGGTGTTGCAAACACGTTAATATTCACAGCTTCAGGGTTTCTGAAAGACCAAATAGCTTCCATATAAGCGTATAAATCTGAGTTTATACCATTATCACCATTAGATAAAGCGATAGTGCTAAATACACCGTTATTTCTAGCTTTAACACCTTTAGTTCCAGTAGCGGTATAAGTATCTTTATTAGTTCTTTCATTTCTATAGATATCCCATCCATCATAACCACCGAAAGGTACTAAAGTAAATTTACGAGTATATATTTTTTCATAAGAAGTACCAACAACACCAGTTTCAGTTCTAAACTCATCAGCTCCTACTTCAAATTCATAAGAAGGTGTAAAGTAATTTCCACCACCTACAGGTATTTTAACATTATCGATTGTTGCTGTATCAGCATCTTTATCCATATGGAAACCTTTTGTCATACCAGTCCATTGGTCAACTGAAACATCATTAGGAACACCTTTATAAGTGAATAAATCATCTTCTATTGAAGTATTAATACTAGCTGTATCAGAAATACCTAAATAAACTTTTTTAGTTTTATTACCTACTGTAGAACCATAATTTAATTTATAGTTAACGATTGGTGAAACTGCTGTACCTACTGTTGCATCTTCATATTTTCTTAATGGATATCCAGTAAATCCAGCTGGTATTGCTGAAGAAGTATCAGATGTATCATCCATTTCTACCAAGATATAATTAGATTTAGATGGGAAATCACCATTTAATGTACCAATTCTTTTAGCAATATAATTGTTAGAAGTTGGGTCCATAGATAATTTAGAGAATTTCTCAAATACTTGTGGATTGCTATCAGTATCGTAATAATTTCTAACTGTGATATCAAATTCTTTATCATCTAATTTAATATTAGTGAAAGAGATTTTGAATTGTTTGTTAGCTGCATTACCATCAGATATTGTCCATAATCTAAATAATCTTAATAAGTTAGAACCACGTAATTCAGAAACAACCCATGGTGTAACTGCTGGTTGATAAATTTGTTTATATTTAGATAATTGTGAATTATATCTAACCAATGATAAATTAATACCATTTATTTTATTTTCACTATAATATTTATCAAACATTTCTTGGAATATTTCTTCAACAAATAATGCTGTTTTACCATCATTATTAGTCCTACCAAGAACTTTTGTAATATAACTAGGTTTAGTTTTATTAAATGATAAATCATATTTAAACGCTCCAGAAACTAATGAAGAACCAGTTAATACGAAAACACCTTTACCATCTTTTGCTGCATCAGTTTTAGATGTGTCAAAAGAAACTGGATAAGTAATTCCATCAACTTCGTAATTTAAATTTTCATCACCATCATAATATCCTCTACTTCTTAACAAAGCAACTACTTTATCCTCAACATCTGCAAAACTATCAGCAGTATAATATGTTGTTGAACCACTAACGATACCAGTATAATAAGAACCATTTGTAATTTTAGTACCTAAAACTAAATCACCACTTAAACCACTAAAAGTAACTCCATATTTTTTAAATGTTTCTGGAATTGTAATAGTGTTACCAGTAGATAACAACCCTATATCTGTTAAATCAGTAATATCATTTAATAAACCATCATCATATAACGCTTGAAATAATACATCACTACTTGTTAAATTAACTAATGAACCATCAGAAGTATTAGCAGTATAACTGAAAAATGGGTTAACTGTAACTGTAGAACCTGTAACTATCGTAGTATCATCCATTGCAGCATCCAATGTGATAGCCCATGCTTTACCAGCATCATATCCACTTAAACCCAAAACTCTTGTTACAAACAATTGATTAGATTGTTTTAAATATTCATTAGCAACATATGGTAATTCATAATTAGCAAATCCAGTTACTTTATTTTTTGAAGAATTTCTTTCACCGAAGAAATTAACGAACTCTCCCCAATCTTGAACGAAGATTGGTTGAAATGCTGGACCTTTAACCGTCTCACCAACTAATCCTAATGTGGTTACACCTATGGATTTTGTTACGAAAGATAGGTCCTTTTCAGATGTATAAACCCCTGGGCTTACAAATACTTTATTCGACATATTCTTTTTTTTATTTTAAATTATTATTTTATTTATTTTATAATAAATATCCAGCTTTTCTTCAAAAGCATAATATTTTTCATTAAATAGTTGTTTTAATATATATTATTAATATATTTGTCTATCTTTTGTATTAAAAAAAATAATCTAATGAGTAAAACAATAAAGTTCATTAATAAAGCTAAATCAATACATGGTGAACGATATGATTATTCTAATGTTGATTACATAAAGAATGATATTAAGGTAAAGATAATATGTCCCATTCATGGTGAATTTGAACAATCACCTAATAATCATTTAAAAGGTAGTGGTTGTAAAAAATGTGCCAATGAAAATCAAGCAAATAGTGGTGAAGATTTTATTAATAAATCTTTATTAATACATAATAATAAATATGATTATTCATTGGTTGAATATGTTAATACACAAACCAAAGTAAAAATCATATGTCCCATTCATGGTGAATTTGAACAAAAACCAAAAAAACATTTGGTTGGTCAAGGATGTTATTCTTGTGGTATTGAAAAAATTAAAGAAAAGACCATAAAATCTAATGACACATTTATTAATGAAGCAAATTTAATACATAATAATAAATACGATTATTCTTTGGTCGAATATGTTAATTCACACACTAAAACAAATTTTATTTGTATTGAACATGGTATTTTTGAACAAGCACCTTATTCACACTTATCAGGAAAAGGTTGTCCAAAATGTGGTTTAATTTATGATAAATCGGAAGGTGAAGTTAAAGAATTTATTTCCTCATTAAAAATAATATTTGAAGAAAATAATAGGACAATATTAGATGGTAAAGAACTTGATGTATATATTCCTTCTCATAATTTGGCAATTGAATATGATGGTTTATATTGGCATTCTGAACAATATTTAGATAAGGATTATCATTTGACTAAAACTGAATTATGTGAAGCAAAAGGTATTAAATTGATTCATATATTTGAAGATGAATGGATATATAAACAAGATATTGTTAAAAGTAGATTGATGAATCTATTTGGTTTAAGTTCCAATAAAATATATGCTAGAAAATGTGTTATTAAGGAAATATCTTCAAAAGAATCTAAAGAGTTTCTTAATACCAATCATATTCAAGGTGGTGTTAATTCAAAACATAATATTGGATTATATTATAACAATGAATTGGTTTCATTAATGACTTTTGGTAATCTAAGAAAATCATTGGGTAATAAATCAAATGAAAATACATATGAGTTATTAAGATTCTGTAACAAACTAAATACAAATGTAATTGGTGGTGCTGATAAATTATTAAAGTATTTTATTAAGACATATAATCCTAAAGAAATTATAAGTTATGCTGATAGGAGATGGAGTCAAGGTGATTTATATGATAAATTGGGATTTGATTTTGTGCATAATTCAAAACCAAATTATTTTTATATTAATAAAGGTAAACGAGAATATAGATTTAAATATAGAAAAGATGTTCTAGTTAAAGAAGGTTTCGATAAAAACAAAACTGAACATGAGATTATGAAGGAAAGAGGTTTTAATAGAATATATGATTGTGGTAATAAAAAATATGTTTTAAAATTATCCTAATATATTTGCAATAAATTTAAACTTGCTTAAATCTAATGGATTTTTATCTATAATTATTTTAATAGGTTGATTCTTATTTATTAATATTGTATCACCTATTGGTAATGATAAACCGCTAAATACAGATACACCATCAACAAATATTTCTATATTCGATGTTAATTCAATATCCAATATTTCTATTATTTCAATATTATGATATATTCTAAATTCTAATGATGTTTCATCTTTAGGTTTAAAAGCAAACTGATATGTTAATATACCATTATTAATAGTTTGACTAAACGATTTCTTTTGTTTTACAGAATCAACAACCTCAGTTGTAAGCACAGCTCTATTCGGCATAGACACAATCTCAAATTGCTCTTCATCTTGAATATATCCAGCAAGTTTCATTTCAAAAGGTTGAACATAAAATCTTCTGTTTTCAAAATCATCAATATTGCTTTCATCACCAATGCTTTCCAATGTTATTGGCATTGGATGTCCATTTGGTGAAACATAAAATTGTCTTGATTGAAAAGCTTGTTGAACTTTAAAATTTAATTTATTTAAATCTCTCATTCTATTACAAAACAATCTAACCTCATATACAAAATCAACAGAAACTGGTTGAGGTATTTTATAAACATCAACACCTCGTCTACCATTCTTTAATGTGGGTACTTTTATGAAGGTATATGTATTTCGACCTGGTATATTATACAATCCAGACTGATTCGTACCAACCTGTGGATTCGGTTGTCTAACAATCGTAATAAACGGCATTTTAATATTCTTATATTTATCAGAAAATTCCCAAGTTCTGCTAAATTCAGACCAACGCTGTAACGTTAAAAATATAACTGGAACTTTCTCACCATCTATCACAATCGATAAATCTTTATTCACAAATTCAACAAAAGTCTCATCAATATCCTCATAACTAACACCCTTTGGCAAATAAGAACCATTATCGGTTATATCATCCAATATCTCTTGTCTTCTCTCAACACCAACATTCTTTTGAATGAAATTAATTTTTTTTATAAACCCTTTTGGCATGTTATAAAGCTTTAAACTCATTACCATCAACACTAGCACATAAAACAGTTCTATAAGAAGCTTTATA